CAAACACAGACGCAGGGATATCACGTGTTTGCTCTGAGATAGTTGCAGCGTGTGTAGATGCAGCCATAACTAACAAGATTAAAGCATATTTCATAATCCACCTAACAGAGTTAAAAGATACCCGACAGAGCCCCAGAAAACACCGAGGAACAAAGTAATTCCACACCAAACCGAACGTCTTGACATACATCCTCCTAGTAGGGTCTCAGAAGAGACCCGGGTTGAGTTAACCGTAAATTAATTCATCAACAAAATCAACCATGAAAGCACGTTCTTCTTTAGATAGTGCAGCAGAATACATACTCATGACGTAAAGAAAAATTCTGTCCCTCTGAAACATAGGAATTTCTTTGATGCGAACAGAGTCACCACAGTAAAGCGTCAGAGATGTTCTGTCGTACTTCACTCCGCACATTTTACCAGACATGAACTCAACAGTAGCTTCCATAGGAGTAAGGTCCTGATGAATGATAGCCACTGCACCATCTTGATGTTCACGAGCCCAAATCATCTTCGGAAGATTTCCAGGAAAGTGATTGCTCATATCTTGTACTAACTTACGGGTGAATTTCATAGTGTCCTCCGTTGTTCTGGAGATTCTATAGTAACACCGTCTTTGAAAGATGTAAACTAAAATGTGCAAGTATACTGCACTACTCTCATGCTGTACTCATGTCCGTAGAAAGATTTCATCTGAACAATAGAGAATTCATTTGTGTCTTCAGAAATCATTAGCTTAACCTCTGTACGGTCAGACTCTTTATTAACATATCCATCTTTGGTCTTCTTGAACACGCCTGCAAAACTGTTAACACCTTCGGCATGATAGGTACTAGGGCTCTTCAGGTTAACTATAACTTTGCCCTGCTCAGAGAAGACATGCGGCTTCTGGATTGCTCCGGACTCGTACCAATAGAGTTCTTCTGTACACCGATAAATTCCTCTGTTCAAGAACAGTTCACGCTTCTGTTCTGGCGTCTGAACAATCTTTACCTGCTCGGGTTTAGGAGATTCACTGGCCTCTTTAAGATGTGCTGAAATCCCTAAAGCAGCGACTAAAGCAATTCCGATAAATCCAATAGTTTTGTTTTTCATGATGTTTCCTTTGTGTCGACTGTCACAGTAACCGTAACACTTTTATGCGTAGATGTAAACAACAGGGTCCGAAGACCCTGTAATCTTTCTGGGCCCTCCAGAGACATTCTAGGGACACTTAATTCCAGGCCATATAAACCTATATCATTTCATAAAAAGACACTCAGACGCCATCTGGTGAACCTTTTTTCAACTCTTTAAGAGCTAGGTTAATCTCATCAATTCTCGTCAAGACTTTATCAGCTTCTTTTGCTAAATCAGAGTACTTCTCAGAACGACAGATTATGTTCTTTGCCTTGAATTTTACTCCGTGTACATTTCTTGACTGGAGCTCGACCTGGTAGTTCGTGTATTCATTCAGGATAACAGGCTCATTCAGATAAACCTTAGTGAGGTCGACAGAATAATCAGATACCCGAGTAGAAATCTTTAACGTGTTTCCGTTAATAGATGCAGAAGCAGCCATCGTAGAAATCCCGTGCTTACCGCCAAGCTTCCGACAATTCATTAGCGTGAAATCGTCTGAGTTACCCAGCAAATCATCGGTACGAGCTGCTATGTCGAATAGTTCTTTTTTCAAAGACTCTCTTTCGGATGTTAAAGACTGTACTTCGTTACACCCGGTTATGGCTACAGCCAAGGCTGATACAAGTAAAATTCTCATTTCTCTAACTCTCTGTAGCCTTCTTTGATGTCTTTTTCAAGAGATTTAATAGCATCAAGTTCATTGCTTATCTCACGAGGACGACAGATAACTCCTTTCTCAGGGATTTCAACCAGTAATGAACCAACCTGCAAATCCGGAGTTAATTCAACTCTGACGCCTGATTTAAACGTAACCTCGTTTAGACCAGAAGGAAGGTCCGGCCTGATAAGCATATTTCTCACTGAGCTCTCAATCGTTTTTCTTGGGGCATAGTACCCATTGATATCAGTACGTTCTTCGATAGGAACCTCTTTCATCACTGTACGACGAGTTTCTTCACGAAGAAGAATTCCGTTAATTCCTTGGCTAATTTCAAACATGTACGCCGGGTTATTGCACGTCAGCATTTCACTTCTTACCTGCGTGGTATCTTTAAGCATCTCATTTACCCGGTCAACCTTAACAGCCTTATCGATTTCTAGACCAAGAACCTCAGAGATACGTTCTGAACCACCGCGTGTGAATTCGCAACTCTGACCATTCAGAGTAACAGAGGTGTCCTTAGCTGAATTGCCGAACTGCACAACTAAATGACCACTCTGTGATTGACCGGATTTTCCAAGCTCAAGTACATAAGTATCATGTACAGAATTACCTGTGATAGCAAATTTGTTGCGTTGTACAAGTACAGTTGTCTGTTGTTCACCACAATTTAGTGTGTACAGTCCTTTTAATGATGTACTTAAATCAATTTCTGTAGCCGCAGAGATTTCTTCTGCGTTATGTCTTGATTTTACTGCATCAAACGCCTCAGCATCAGTTAATGCAGCGTGTGCAGAGAAACTCAGAGCAATCATTAGAGCAAGAAGCTTTTTCATTTGTTATACCCCATTCCGTCAATTTTGGCTTGAGTAGCATCGGCTTGGGCAATCATTTTCTTTAAAGCATCTGGGTATTCACCGTTCAGCTGTAAAGAGCTAGGAACAAAATTCTCACCGATAGAGAGCTCAAGACCCTCGAAAGCCGCATAATACCGACCTTCAATAAACTGCATATCGTTACGAGAAATCACAGAAACACTCTTGTGACCTTGCTCTATGGTCGTAATCAAAAGGTCATCACCACTGACACGAACGTTGAGTTTCTTTAGTTTAAAGCTTAAGTCAACGCTTCTGGTCACGTTGAGGTAGTTAACAACTGACTTAACTTTATCGTTCAGCAGAAGATTATCGTGTTCAAGCATCAAAGCATCATGATGTACTGTACGGGTCTGTACAAAATCACACGGTACACCGTGTACAGAAATAGTAGTGTCTACTTCCATCGAGTTAGAACGGATTTGTACAGGACCTGGCGTGTTGTACCCAACAGAACCCCAGACTTTATTGTCCATCACAAACGTAGTACGGTTCTGCTCACGATAGATTGCTGCAGTTTTGTTTCCACAGGTTAAAGCATATTCACCACTGAACGGAACATCCAGGGCAGCAAGCATGTTCTGAGTATCTTGTACACGGTTCATCATGTCTTGTGATACACCAGAGATGTTACGCTGAACTTTGTCTACGAGATTTAACTGGGACGCAGAAGTAGAAGCAGAAGCAACTGCGAGTACTAGAAAAAGAGATTTAAGTTTCATTGTAGTTCCTTGTGTTGATTGAGGTTCTATAGTATCATGTGTTGATACTAAAGTAAACCAAAAGCCTCAAGAGAATTCTCTACTGCTTCGGGTTTGCGTTTGTTCGGGTTCTCATCGTAGTATCTGGTTTCAAAGTGATTAACCATTGCGCGGTAACTTTTATCAGGATAACCAAGCTCAACCACGAAGTTTCTGAATTTCTTCCACTTCGGTTGGTTAATTTGTAACCAGATTTCATAGAGCTCATCAAATGAGCCCCATAGTTTGTTCGGGTCTTTAGGCTTCGGAAAACTTCTTCCAATCAAGGCATCTGATAACCGTTGCTTATGCTCTTCTGAAAGATGTTTTCCTTTTTTAGCCGCTGACTGCTTTCTTCTAGTTTCTTCAGAAACTATCTTACCTTTATGTGTTCTAGAAGATGAAGCTCTCACTCTTTCTCTTGCTTCTTCTGATTTGTATCGCATGCTTCCTCCTGTCTAAGATACTCAGGGTTTTCATCTAAAATCTGTTTAAGTGATTTTCTGTACCGAAGTTCGATTTCTTTATATTGTCTATTCATTTCCAGTACTCCTCAAGCAGGTCTGTGACCTGCTCGTAGTTTCTATTGTAACAACATAGTTGTAAAGCTTTACCTACGACGTGTTCTTCGAGGCCGGTCTGTACATGGTACGGATGAATTTCAAAATCCATCAGTGAAGCAATTTCATAGAGCAGTTCAGTTTTGGTTTTCATGTTATTCTCCATTACCTTATTAAGCGTCGTATTTCTGATGGTCCCAAAGGTCAACTTCAAAATCTTCTAGGTCAAGATAACCTCTATCTAACACATTCTCTAGGTCAGGAAGGTCAACTAAATCACACGACTTAGGAAATCCCATGTTTACGATTTTATACATTTCGAGAGGAGTAAGTACAGCACGTACTCTTGAGGCATTCAGTTTGTTTTTGTTGTAAGAAGTTTGACGAGTAGTTTTCATTGCTATTTCCTTATGATAAATGTTTTGTTATTTCTTATATCTATTTAAAACTATTAGAATTATTATTACCATTGAAGATACTAATAAATAATATTGTCCCTGTGCAGAAAGATAAGGAGGGCGTATGCCTATTATTGCACAAGTGTTTGTGTTTTTACGGGGACTAATACCAGAAGAATGGATTTCTAAACATCCTATAAAAGCTGGTATTGCAGCAGTAGTTATTTCTTTTGTACTAGTTTTCTCGCCTATTGGATTTTCTGGTCCCGCTGCTGAAGCTCTAGGAATAGAATTCAGCTTCAAGGATGACAGAAATGACGAAGCGATTAACTGGATGAAACAGGATGCTATTGCTAAATCAAAATATCTGCTTGGAAGAGGGGTTTATCAGCCTGAAGAAGCCAAGAAGTTATTGGAGACACTATCTATTATAAGACGTGACATGGGCCCAGAATACTCGTATTCTAGCTATGCTCAAGCCGAAATAATGATAATGTCAAAATATAAGTCTACTTTGAAGGATGAATTATGACGTTATTAGAAAGTTATAAAAAAGACCTTAAAGCTCAAAGCGAGAATATCTTGCTAACTGAAGACTGGGGAACTCCGACTGAAGTGATGATTACTGAAGATACTTCTGGCGAGCCAGAATACATTCAAGGTGTTTTCATGCAAGCGGAGGTTAAAAACAAAAACGGTCGCGTGTATCCGAAATCGGTTTTAGAAAAAGCGGTAGAAGAATACATGGCAGAGCATGAAGGTAAACTATGTCTTGGAGAGTTAGACCATCCTCCACGTTTAGAAGTTGACCCACTAGAAGCAGCAATTCATATTGAAGACTTGTGGTGGGAAGGCAATAACGTGATGGGTCGTGCTAAGATTCTTAGAGGTGACGGCCACAACGGTGACCATCTATACGAAATGATTAAAGCTGGGATTATTCCTGGAGTTAGTTCTCGTGGAGGCGGGCAAGTTGTTGATGGCATTGTCAGGAAGTTTCATCTTACTGCTCCGGTAGATGTTGTGCTGAACCCATCAGCGCCAGATGCCTATGTGAGTGTTATTTAAGTTCTTTCTGTTCAGGGACCTCAGTTCGAGGTCTCCTTTACTAGTTTACAATCTTTATATACTCGAGAAGGCGTAAAATAAGCAATAAAATCAGTATCTACATTAACAAGACGAGCATATTCTAAGTTTTCAGATTCGAAAACCATTGTTCTGTCCCATCTAAAGGCAGTATTCCGGGCCCTTGTTAATGGTGGCGATACCTCATCACCTATCTTAAAGTAGTCGATAAAATCTTCTACTATCACTCTATCGCACAACAAATAATTATTCGCATAAGCATGTGCAGAACAACCCAACACTAGTAAAATTAATATAGTTTTCATAAGACTAAAAAGGGAGCCGAAGCTCCCTTTATTTTTATTTAAAGACGACATCAACAAGACGAGCATTGGTATTCTTACCAGCGTGCAGCTCCATGTTGTCACCAGATTTAACATCTTTTTCCATGTCACCGTAAGGTGCTACAGAAATAGAATAACGAAGCTGAGAGCCTTGAATAGAAGACATCGATTCAGTAGCCAGAACTCTATGGAAATCTTCTACGTAAGGAGTTAAGACATATGAGCCTACTTCAAATTTACCGAGTTGGTCACCGTTATGGTCTGAATCATCTGCCTCGTGTACAAATCCTACTAAGAAGTATTCTTTGTCTTTCGGGGCGAAATACATATCCTTGATAACTTCCAGGTCGCCTAAGAATTCGTTGTCAAGTAAACCAGAAGTACTCAGAAGAGCGTAAACGTTCGGTGAGCACATTACCCAGTTAGCAATATTGCCGGTGTCCTGAGTGATTTTAGATGCTGCTTCTTGGATACGACGAGCCATTGAACGAGCATCTTTGTAATCTTTAGCTTCAGAAACCTCAAAGTCTGAATCCTTAGCGGCAGTATGCAGCATGAAACGAACCATTTCTTTGTTCATACGTTCAGCTGCAGAAGAAACAAGTGCATCTTTTACTAAGTCAATAGCATATGCTGATTCGATATCCTGTAGAAGCTCCTGAGTAATCTCAGTTTTGGTATACGTGCTATACGCGGTCACAAGCAGTTTCTGCACAGAGAAAGTACTTTCAACCATATAGTACTTAATTTTACCAGAGGCTAATGCACTTTCTACTTTATAAGGTAGCTCAAAGTCAGAAGTACCTAGAGCAAATTCAATTTCTTCTACAGCTTCGAATACACCCTGAGCGACCTGGAAAACCTCACCTGGCTGATAAGTTTTTCCAAGCTCAATCATAGAGAAGTAAATTCCGTCACGAGAAAACTCTAGTGCAGATTTATCAGAAATCTTGCGAGCTTTACCAAAGATATAACCCTGAGGGTTATCCAGCGGAATAGTAGCCATCACTGGAGCAAGACGTGAACGGGTCATATTCCACATCGACAGACGTTCTGGGCGACCGTAAGACGCTGAACTAGATTCAGACAGAACTGCATTTTCTTTATTAATAGAACTGATAATTTCTTTAATGGAAGCCATTATTTTTCCTTAGTAGCGTAGAGCAGCAGCTACATAAGCAGCCATTGCAGAATTTTTGTTTTCTTTCATAGTATCAGTAGGTTTAGTTGCCTTCTGGATATCCTCGATGTACTCGTCGAGGACTGATTTCTTTTTAGGAAGGTCGGTTTCACCTGTAATTCCATCAGTTTGGATAGTTGCTTCAGAAACATCTTCAACCTCTTCAGCGTCTTCATCATTCAAGAAACCAGCATAAACACCGTCTTTATATTCATCGTCATCTTTAATCTGGAAGTGTTTAACAATATTCCAGAGCCCGGATTCAGTAGATACAAAGAAGCCATCTCGTTTAATCATTTTATCAAGAAAGAACTCATATTTGTATCCTACAGATACTAGAGTTTTAATTTTATCGACGAATTCAGCGTCAGTGAATGTTAGCTCATGAATAGCAGGGTCATATTCACCAACGATTTTAGATTTGTCTTGGTCAAACACTGCATTACGGTTCATATACACCGGCTGAACGTCAATGCCAAATTCAGGTTTTGGTTCGCCGAATAATTCAATCGGAACGTCAACAGCAAGGTCAATTTCATTTCCTACAACTTCTTCAGAAATAATAGCACCTGAGTGTTCAGACAAGATAATACGATTAATGCATGCAGAAAAAGAGTCATCCCACTCATCAAGTTGCTCTTCAGCCATTTCTTGGATTAATTGTTCTTCGGTCTGAACTGATTCTGCCAATGACTCAGTCATTTCGTCAGAAATGATATACTCTGGGTTAACTAGGTCAAGATAAAGAGAACCTTTGACCGGTTTCCCATTCAGTTTAATAGTACTGAAGCCGTATTTAGTTCCTGTACCCTTGAATGATTCGATTTTTTTCTTGATGGCCTGCGCCTCAGGAGTATTAATAAATGTTACTTTTCCTGAAGCTGAAACAGAGCCAATGACATTAGCTGCCTTGCGAGAAGCAGCTACATCAGATGTTTTAAAAATTCTGGCAGCTCCATGGCTGCCATCAGTATGTGATTGTTCGAGATAAATTTTCATAGATTTCTCCTTTATTCTATTTATCAAATTTTTGCTTAATAAACTTATATGCTTTAATTATTCTATTTTTAGTAAAAACAAATACACCAGCTGATAACAAGAAAATCAAGAATGCAGTTTTCTCGAACCCAGCAAAAACGAAGACAACTGACAGTACAAATAAAAGCAAAGAAATGATAATAGACATTACAGAGTTACCTCCATGGTCAGTTTAGCATCCAGATTGTAACGGCGAATAAATGCACTACTACGACGAACTAATTCATCGATTTTAGAGATATCTGATTCAGCTTTATCAAGAGCTTTGATTTCATCTGTGGTGTATTCCTCTGGGTACTGGGAAATGAAATCGCGAGCTTCGTTAATCATACGACGAGCCCAAATGATTTTATGCTCCTGTTCTTTTAAATCAGATTTGATTTTAAAAGCAGTTTCAATTTCAGTAATTACGTCTTTAACTTCGATAAAAATAGTATTCATTATAGTTTCCTTGGGTAGTGTGAAACAAATTATAAAAATGTTTCACTTTAGATTAAAAGAAAATGTCTTATGTTTTTCTATATCTATTTAAAAACATAAGACTTATTATTACCATTAGATATTTCTATTTATATCGCAAAAACTTCTTAAGGAATTTTCTTGCTCTTCTGATAGGTCATACAGATAATCTATGAAGTTGTTATGCACGTTCCAGTGATGTATGCCTAACCCTAACTCTCTTATGATATCCATAAGAACGTATTTTTCTTTCTCTAGACTAGGATTCCTTTCATAGAACTTTTCTCTTATTTCAAAGAAGTTCTTCCAAGCAATAGCAGATTTTCCTGTTGCAAGTTCCCACGGCTTATCAGTAATCATATTACCGATATGACAAGACATGACAGTATTTTTATCACCGAATTCTTCATGATAAAACTCTGGGGTTAAGTAAAACTTATCGATATACCTGTAGCAGAATTTAACTGTTTTTAGCGGATTTCTTTCACCGTCGATAAGAGCTGAACTGGATGATGAAAATAACTCATGCTTTCCTAGAGCTAATCTAGAAACAACTCTAGAAGAATGTTTAGTTTTAAACTGGTTGAACTCTGTGATTATTTTATCTACGTACTTGCACCTACCATTCACAGAGCAAAAAGAATCCTGCTTATTTCTACAGTGAGGGCATACTAAGCCAAGTTGATGCATAGCGTTGACTGTCATTTTATGATAGCCATACTTAAAATTTCCAACCTGGATATTAATCCTACGGGCTTTAAGAGTTTTTAAAAACTGCTTATCTTCTGGAAGAATTTCGAATCCTGTATTTTTGAATTCGAACCTTTGCACCAGAACATTCATTTCATTAGGGTATTTTTGGAGAAGAAATTCATAGTTGTCAATTACACAAACATCTACCAAAATGTCGATTAAGTCAATAGCCTCTGCAGGCGTACATTCTTTTTCACCGAGAATTGTTTGAATTTTAAGCATAGTTTCTCCTTAGTATGGTTTTATTTATCACTACGAATAAATATCTTATAAAGGAGACCTATATGAAATTAGACCCAACTATTACACCAGCTAACGCTAGAATTTTATTTGGTGTTGTAGAAGACATCAATGACCCAGAAAAATCAGGCAAAGTAAGAGTACGTGTTTTTGGCATACACGACGACAATATTAAACAGGGGACATTCTCTGGTATAGCTACAGAAGAACTTCCTTGGTTTCCTGTAATGAGCCCAGTCAATTCAGCAAACTTATCAGGAATTGGCTCTTCACCGTTAGGTTTACTCCCAGGAACTACTGTAGCTGTTACTTTTATTGACGAATATCTGCGCTCAGGAATTGTAGTAGGTTCATTCAGCAATCCTTATCAGAAACTGGCTCTTCCTAGTGCGATGGGCTCCGGGTTTCAAGACCCGACAGGATTTTATCCAACCCGTGAAGGTAACTCACTATCAGATTTAAACTCAACTGAGTTAGGTGCGCAAGAAGATGTTACTGTTCAACTTAGAAATGACACATTAGATATGGCACTGAATGGGAATGCTTTAGGATTGCCAGAAGATAACTCACCTGAGTACTCTTTATACAAAATGCTTCATAATGACGAAGGATATAAAAACTTCGTGTACTATGACTCAGAGAAATATCCTACAGTAGGTGTTGGTCATTTAATAGCCCGTGTTCGTAATATGCCTATGCCTGAAGCAAATAAAATCTTATCTAAACAGATTGGTCGTGAAATTGTCACCACTGGTGGCCCAGGATATATCACAGCAGAAGAATCTCAGATGTTGTTTGAAAAAGACCTCCAGCGTGAAACACTAGAGATGTTGAAATACGCTAATGTAAGAGCCGCACTTGAAGCAGCCGGTGATAACCAGCCTCGCGTTTGGGCTCTTAAAAACATGTCGTTTCAGATGGGAGGATACGGATTATCAAAGTTTGATACTTCTCTCGGGTTGATGGCTCAAGGAAAATGGGCAGAAGCCGGCGAGCAACTAAAGAAATCTAAATGGTTTAGACAGACTAAAGGTCGAGCAATCAGAGTTATTTCTACTATTGTCTCAGGTAACCTTGCAGCATATGGCGTTAAACCTAAGGAACAACCATGATTGATGAATTACTTAAACATCTCGAGACCAACGAATTAACCAGTGAGATGCTTGAAAATCTCAAGAAGATGTTCGGTAGCACTATTTTTGAAGACGGACCTAGAAATCAGCCAATTAAGACAATTAAAGCACTTGCTTCTGAAGAACCAGTAGATAATCCTTGGGACCCAGCTCCAAAAGATGACGGTATTGTGATGTTCACTGAGTTTCCTTCTGAGGCAAAACCTGAATATCCGTATAACTACGTTACTACTACTCCTGCAGGGCATCAGACAGAATTTGATAACACTCCAAGCCATGAGCGCATCCGATTCAGACACGCTGAAGGTTCATACTGGGAGATGATGGCTGACGGTCGTGAAACTAAGAAAACTAATGGCATTTTCCAGCACTTCGTTGGAGAAGACCGCGAGTTACTTACCCAGGGTGATAGTAAAGAACAAGTTTCAGGCGAAAGAATTAGATTAATTTCTGGTTCAGATACAGATACCGTAGCAGGCAACAGAACAACCAAAATCGATGGTTCACAGAGTGAAATCATAGGTCAGCACAGGGAAGTGTCTATTCTAGGTAATGATACACTGACCGTTGACGGCGACGGTACTATTATCGTCAAAGGAAATGTTAAGATTATCGTACAGGGTGATGCTGATTTATCTGTAGAAGGTAACTGCAAGGCTGCTGTAGCCGGGAACATGGAGCAAACTGTTGGTGGGAATTATGATATGACTGCCACTGGAAACGTGACAATGAAGGCCGGTGGTAATTTTGCTATCGATGGTCAACGTATTGACCTTGGTTGATGGTCCTTATCCCTGTTACCAGGGATATTTCTTGAGGAGCTTAGGGAAGATATCTGTATGGATATTTTCTTTGAGCTCCTTTTGCATTTCTCTAAAGCATAAGATATCAAGGCTTTTCTTGAGCTTTTCTTGTTCTGATAACTCACAGAACTCAATACATCGGTTTAATCGATGTGTCTTCACTGCATGAAATACCTCTGAAATCTTTTTAGACTCTAGGTACTCGATGTAGCATGTCTCTAATGCATGACGTAATGGTCCTGCTTTATCCAACGCTTCTTGAATTTTGCCTACTTCTGGCGGATTGATAAGCATTTCGTAATTCCTTCAATCGTGGGTGACGAATGGTTTTGAAGTAACCAAGGTCGTTAAGGAGATTAGCGATTTCTGCTTTTATCTGAGAATATGTCATGGAATTTCTTTCCGTGCTCTTTTAGCTTATTCTGAACAAACAGAACATCAGCAACATTCATATCAGTGGAATAATGAATCCACTCACTGAACGGTAGAACTTCATATGCTTCTTGTACTGTAAGTCGACCTAATGAAAAACGAATATCATTAACACGAGCGCCCTTACGGTCAACGATAATATGATATTCTTTTGGAACTACTCGGCGAAGCGAGTCAATAACCTGGATGCTTTTAACTCCGGTATCAATCAGTGCTTCACAGATAGCTTGTTGGAGTTTGAATTCATCTTCTGTCTGTCCGCGTAACCGGACATTAAAACCGTATGTAACTTTAAACTTTGAATTAGATTGCATTTTGAAGGTCCTTGTTGACAGCTTGTTGTTTGGCGGTATCATCGATTGCATCCAGAAGACCCTGGTTAACAAGAGAGGTCTCAGAAGTAACAGTCCATATAATCCCGTTATGGGTTTTCATGCGCCCATGGAGTGTCACTGGTGCCTCTAGTGTGTCTGTTACGATATAGCCGTTGTTATCTTCAGTGAGAATAAAGACTGCTAGTACGCCTTCAGTAAAATCTTCGAACAAGTAAACCGATTTACATCCAATCTTGTTAACAAGCTTGTTGGCTTTGTTGATGATATAAGCTGAAAACAGCGTATCAGCTTTATGACCTAATGATACGACATCCATACTCTGGAGAACTCTACAACTAAGAATGTTAACGTCTTGGATTACTCCGACAGAAACATTGTTATCCTTATCGAATACCAGACCTATCTTTTGCATGATAAACTCCGTTGATGTTGCTGATTATAATATTCTTATCTTTAAGCACGTTATTGATTTTCTCGAGTTCTCGTGCTTCTGGCGACATTTTTCGAATAGGGCCGAAACGTTTCTGCAAACGATGGATATCAAGCCGAGTCAGACGCTCGGCCTTAAGAATGGTTTCTTTATCCAGAGTATTTCCGTTAACATAACGTTTCAGGATATCTCTGGCTTCAGTTTCTGTAAGGTGTTTAATCATTTAAGGCTCCAGGCATAGTATAACTATTTAGTTTAACAGCCTTGGTCAGAGTGAACTCGTATGGGTTCATTGTCAGAGGTTCGATATAGATGCAGTTTTTGTACCAGATAGCTACTTTATTCGGAGCAATCGCTGTAGCAAACATCCTGTGAATTCCTACTTCTTTAATCCAGAGTGTCCACATCTGTGCGTGATAGTTGTTATCAGGAAACATCTTGCCAAGTTCACGAGCAAAACGAAGCTGATACAAACGAATGGCATGGTCATCATCAGATAGAGAGCGGTCTTCGAGGTTTACACACGCGTCTAACACGGTTCCTACTGACGATTCAGCATTAATTTCAGGGTACTCTTTGTAACCAGGGCGAATAGTAATTTTCATCGTTCATTCATCAGCAGGTGCTGATACCTCTTTCTGTAGTGTTTAATTAATCGAGTTTCTGCCTTATATGCTTCAGCGGCAGATTTGTGATGCTCTAGGATATCTGTCTTGAAATGATACACTTGGTAGCCATAATAATCATTCAATTGCTTGAAGCGTTTTATAGCATTTCCGGAACCAATATAGCCATCATTAAGGTTATCCGTAGAGTGTTTACCGACGTAGTACTGACGCATTGTCCCGCCAGTGATAGTTGTCAGATAAACAAAGTTGTACTTCTTACGTTTTCTTGGAAACAGAGTACGTTTGATTTTAAGGATGATTCGTCGGACTTTTCTGTACAGACGAATCATCCGGCGAAGTTCTTTCATTTGTCTGCTTGGTATTCAATTGCGCCTTTGACGAGAATATTATCACCAAGGCGGGAGATTTCAGGGATAAAAATTTCTGTCATAAATCCGAGAGAATGGTCTGATTCTTTAACGATATCAGCAAAGATGCCTGCAGAAGCACCCATGATAGCAGCAGCGAGCTCATTCTCTTGTTTGCTGTAAGGATTAATCGTGAATTCAAATTCAGCTTGTCGGAGTACATTAGATTTCTTGATTGGAAGTACTCCGAACAGATGAACTAACGATTTAGTAAAATACTCCTGAGCAACATGACGATGAAACTCCCGGCGAGTTTTCTCCAGGAGTTTATGGGTTATTTTAACATTAGCCATTACGGTTCATCTCTTCCAGGAGTTCCCAGAAGTTAGTATCAGATTCGCCATTACGTTTCATGAATTCATATACAGTTTCCATTTTAGTTTCCTTTGTTGAGTGAAACAACTTAACGTTTTGTTTCATATTAGATTGAAATATTGGGGACCGAAGTCCCCAGTGTTACCGGACCCAAGGAGTGAAGAGGTTCTCCAACAGTAACAATTATATTTATATAGCTTTATTTAGACGTTCTTGTGCTTCTGGAGAAAGATATTTTTCCCATTCTCCAGCATCTACTGACAACATCTCTAATAACATCCGTTCTACTTCTGGCGATTGGTCCCACCAGAAAACTTCAGGAAGATATTGCCTAAATGGTGTACAAGAAATTTTCTCGATTAATTTTTCTCTAGAGACACCAGTTGGTCTCCAGATATCAACTATTGAATTAAAATAGTGGATTTGTTGTTCAGTGAATTTCATTATAGAGCTTCCAGTTCAAAAATATCGGCTTCAGAAATGATAGTATCCATACCTGAAAATTCATAACCACGTTGAAGTGAACGAGCTATACGACGCAATTCAGCTGGGTTAACACCGCGGTCAGCAGTGTCAAGAATTTTTTCGATTTGGTTGCTTTTACGCTGAGAAATAGCGAAATGCTTATTAGATTTTTTAGTGATTTTTTCGATTTCTTCTTTCTGCGCTTCAATAATCTCAGCTTGTTCAGCAATAACTTCATCTTTTTCTTTAGAAGCTTTAACTGAAGCTACAAGAGCCGCACGTAATTCTTCGATAGAAAGGTCTTCGATTTTATTGATATCAATTTTTTCAATATTAGCAATGTTATCTTCATTAACTTGTTTAGACATCATAGTGTCGACTTCAAAAATCCAGGTTTTATCAGTACGACGAGTAGTATAAAATTTCTGAGCTACATAGCCTTTACCGATTTTATGAGTAATGGTAGCTTTAGAAAAATCTTTAGTGATGAATGCAAAAATGTATTTTGAGCCATAAGAACCAGCAAAATAGAATCCTTCACCAAAATCGTTCATATGAGTACGAACAGCTCGGTAAAGTTTGCGGTTGCCAGTAAGAGATAAAGCGATTTCGTCAACAGAAGTTCCGATTACTAATTCTTCTAATTCTTCGGAGATACTCATGTTAACTTTAGATTGGTTTTGACACTGTTTAAAAAATTTGATGTTCATTTGATTTCCTGTTTCCGTTGCTGCGGAAGTTGAGTTATTTTCTATATCTATTTAAAAACTATAGAATTATTATTACCATCAAAGTATATTGGATTTTAAAATTATAGAAACGGTAATAAGATTCCATGGTTTTGTTATTTTCTATATCTATTTAAAAACTATAGAATTATTATTACCATTAAAGGCTGAAGCCAAGGTGTTCTTTAATTTCATCAAAGACAAATGGGTAGTACAGTCCTAAGGTATTGCAGTAATCTACACGCTGATTAACATTCATTTTTTCTAATGCAGCGAATAAACGTACAAGTTTTAATTGATATGCGCTCATTGTGTTTTCCTTTGTAGTATATCTTTATTTATTCTATATCACGCTTTACAAAGCAAAAAGCCCCAACCAAAAGGAAGGGGCTAAAATAGAATAGACTAAGAAATCAAATGTTGTGTAGCGCTAGCAGCAACTAGTTTATCGCTACAGATATATTTATACCACAATTTATGTAAAGCAACAAGCCAAGTGTAAGCCAAGTATGATTTTTTAACATGTGGAACAAGCCAAGTGTAAGCCATGTGTTTTACTTCATGGTGTCCGCTATCATCTCGAAATTTCTATAATAAGATTAATTTATAGCCAAAATGGATATATTTAGAACACTTTTAAGGCATTAATGATTATTAAGTAACCACGATATTAAATTTCATATATGGCTAAAAAATAGAAAAAGCCATGCAAAAGCCTTATATACTATACAGTTCAGGCTGGCGCCTTCACAATCAGAAATTCCTGATGGTCTCACTAATAAAGACCAGTACAAACCAGTAAAGACAATCTTGAAAAAACTAGAACGCGAGCTCGCTCGCCGGGCTTCAGCCCGTAATCAATACAATCTAGACTTCATTACTAGTCTTTAAAGACCAGTACTAAATTTAAAGGTCAGAACAAATTAGTATTGTCCAGGAATCTTTAATCCAGGTTTTCTAAACAATTATGCTTCGCATTAGTACTAGATTGTTCTGGCTGGTAAAGATACCTTTTCTCATCACGTTCGCTACGCTCACGTTCTTCGAAAAGTGTGGTACAATTTTATTTTTGAACAAGTCTTTAAAGACCAGTACTAGTTTGTTCTAGAAATTCCAGACATCAAGTACCAGTCTTTATCAAGAACAAACTAGTACCAATCAATTCTAAACTAGTACCAAGAATTTCTAAGCCTGTTCTAAGCCAGTACTAGTATTCTCAGTACCTTTCATTTCGCTCACTTCGTTCGCTCATGAAAGTTGTTCCAATCCTTTCTAGTTTTCTAATCTTTAATCAACCAAACCAGTAAAGAGTCCTGGAATCATTATACCATACTAGTTTCTAAAGCATTTAATCAGTATCTCATCCAGATTTCTAGTTCACTACTAGTTTCCAGACTGTTCTAGGCCCACCAGTTCATCCTGGTTGCATTCATTTTCGCCAGATGTAATATCATATTCATTTCGTACTGCCGCCTTCTGAATGCCCCTGAATGAATTCCTGGCTTCGTTTCCTAGCACTCAAACACTAAGGCATTCCGTTTCAATCCTAGGATTTTGCCCGGAATTCCGGTATAAATATATCTGTAATCGCGTTGATTACCTGGCTACCAACCAGTAACGTTAAGGAAACTAAAATGACTTTCACTGAATTTTATCGTAAAGACCAAGGCCTCACTGCCCAAGCCGCTCAACAAATTGCTTCATACGCAAAAGATTATAATGATACTAACCTTCTGAAAGAACACGCTGAAAAGTATAACTGTTCAGAAAATGTTGGTGATGTTGCTTATAATCGTTACATGAGAGGTGAATAATGAGAGCCGCAAATAAAGATGAAATTAATTACCTGACGCAGATGCTGAACCCAGCGTTCAGCTTTGCTTCGCAAAAAGCATCTGATGTATACCAACTGCTTGATTTCTTGGAGAATACAGATATTCCTCAAGAGCTTCGAGCAGCAGTTAAATTAAAGATTTCACGTACTAAAAATCCAGTACGTAATGTTCCAGACGATGTAATCCAAACTCGTAAAAGCCAAGTGCAAGCAAAGGCTGAAGCTTTCGCCGAAACACTTCGTAGTAATTGCTAGTCCTAACTCTTATCTGATTGTTAAGTTGTTTTTCTTTTGTTGATACTTCTCTTATGAGAATCACCGCTTGACGGTAGAGAGTACGAGAGTACTCTACTTAGCGTCTGTCCTGGCGTTAAGTAGAGTTTTCTTAACGAGCCTCTACGAAGAAATTCGTCAAGCTTCTTTTGGTAGAGGGAGCTTGGAGGATTTTCTTTGTTATAAATACCTATATCAATTAAGCAATGTGTTCCGATAAAAGTTCTTTGAAGAGTCTTTATCGGAAAGCATTTCCGTGTTATGTTATTACTGTCGGGAGACAGCGTTAAATGTTCTTGAGGGAGAGCATTTAGCGAAGTTCCTGGCTTCATTTAAATTCTTTAAAAAGTTTTCATTGCAGTACCTCGGTCGTGATAGCGTCGAGTAGTCCCTTGTTTGGGTTAAAAACAAAGGCTCCTTCCGAAAGGTTGGAGCCTTTTTTGTTATCCAAAGTTTACTGTGAAGAGGATAAGCAGTACAACTAATAAAATTACTTCCCAGTTCTTTAATTTCACAGTGATTTCTCCAGGATTTTGATTGCTTTATCAACCAACTTCAGCGAACCATCACAGTAGTATACTCCACCATTCGTTGAAGGACGAACCTCTAATCCAATCTTTTCTAACTTCTTAGATGTTTCTTCATTCTTAGCAAGAATACGTAATCCTTTCTCTCTCACTTCAAACGAATGGAAATTCTTGTTCAGCTTAAGAATAAGCAAGAAATTCCCACAGTATAACCCACGAGTACGAACATCAGTAACAACAGAAATTTTATCAGCTATTTCATTGGCCAAATCAAACCAATTTTGCTCAGGAAGACGTTTACCACGCATCAGGGTAAACCCTTGATGAACCTCTGAAACAGTAGAATTCTGGTCTTTAGCTGTACGTGGTTTAGTTTCTTTAGTCTTACGTGCATTCGCTCCACCTCGAGCAGCCTTAGCAGCCTTAGCATTCGCCTTGGCGTCAGCACGAGTAATAGAAACCATGAAATCGTGTGCATCAGCTGTAAGAGCATAGCCACCCGTAGAGGTTTTCATCAGAACACCCTTACGAATCATGTTACCGATGTTTGCTCGCACAGACGTGTCCTTAGTGTCAAGGTTAATACCTTTAAAGACATCCATGACGATACCACGTGCTTTTTCGTTCAGGTTGATTAAAGCTTTCATTTTATTCTCCTCAGTAGATTGAGATTCTATAGTACCATATGCTTTAAGAAAAGTAAACTAAAATATCACCTCAGGGATTTCTTTGAGAGCTTGAATGACATCATGTAGCATACCACCGTGAAGGTCAACTGTGATAGTACGGAACCTCGGGTCTTCATTTTCACTGAGCTCAATCATCTCTGCGACTAGGAAAGGCCGAATCTTGTCTAAGTCTGTTCTTGATATCTTCATATCTAACCACCGCCAGTTAAGTGCTGGATTTCTCCAGCACGTTTCTATACTCTTACTTAATCCTCATACCTGTTGTGCACATGATGTTCAGCATTCCGACCATAGCATCTGAAGTACACCAGAACCCAGGAAATGGAGCCATCATCTTAGCGAACAGAAGCTCAGGAGTTATCTTTAACACCTCTGCGGTTCGTTTCATTTCTTCAACTAGACGGAATGAACATTTCAGATGAAAGCTATTCTGCGTCATGATATCATTTACACGACGAATAGGAGCAATAGCATCATCAAATCCACCAGACATCATTCTCCAACGCTGATACGCCAGGTGTAGATGTTCTTCATTGATAATTTCAAGAACATCTCTGTGGAAGTACTTGAAGCTCCTAAGTTCCGCCGGGATTTCACGAGGGCCATAAGCATACCGAGCAGTGTGAACCAGCGTTATCTGAGATTGAAGTTTTTGTACTGCCTGAGCAATCATTTTGTCTTTGAACATGCTTCCTCCTTTTTGGTTAAGGGTATAGTAACACATGCTTTAAGGAAAGTAAATTTACAAATCATAATTTTTGTAAATCATGGGTATAAATATCACTATAAGGAGAAACAATGAAAACTTTATCTAAAATCTTAATCTTAATCGTTTGCTTTCTTTCTGCTGTATTCGCCTTTGGCTTGGTAGGAGGAATTATCGGTGGTGTATTTGCTATAGCGGCTATCATACTAGAGGCAGTTAAATTTACATCTGTTACTCACTTTGAAACTGGAGATGAATCGAAGAGATTTATTCTTGGTGGCATCATTGCAGCTATCACTTCGTTTAGCATCTATGCTTCTCATAACGCTATCGATACTGCACTGGCATATAAAAACACTGAACTAGTACAGTCGCAGATGATGTACAACCATAAATTAGAACAGTACAAATCTGATTTAGCACTGTACAAAGCTGATGTACAGTACCAATCTGACCTTAGTACACAAATAACTAATACCCAGAATAGTATTCAAGAACAACTTCAACGTTCAGACCGTAACAAAATAACAGACGAACGAATTAAAGAAGACCGTAAAGCACTGAAAGACCTTCGTAGTGAAATTAAAACACCAGTTGCTCCAGTTGAACCTGTAAAGCCTAATCTTTCAGAAATTCCTCGTGAAGTATCATGGTTTTTCGCACTTCTGATTGAAGCATCTGCTCTGGTTACTTGTTTCTATTCACGCAGAAAATTAAACCATAGTAAAACTGAACCCGTAGTAGAAACCGTCAAACCTAAAGAAGTTAAAGAGCCTAAGCGTTCTAATGAAAAAGCAAAACCTGAAACTAATAAACAGCCTAAATTTAACACTGTTAAAGAAGCTCTTAACTTAACAGAGGCGCAACGAGTTAAACTCCATCGTCGTTTGAAAGCCAAAGGATTAGATTGGAAGACTTTCAATTCTGATATCAAAAATGTTAAAGCGGCTAAAGAGATGTTGAAATGAAAACTTTTTTAGTTAAACTTCCAGATAGAAATATTCTCGTAGAGCCTATGAAGATTAAACATCTCAGGGCTCTATGGACGAACCATGTGATTATGGTTCAAACTAAAAAGACTGAAGAAGAATACCAAGAATGGATAGACAGTTATCTAGAAGAGCTTTATCCTGAACTAAATAAATTTGAACGTGAATATGCCTTTGTACAAGTGTACGGACATGCCTCTAACACCTCCGAGAAAACGTACAGTGTGTACTGTCCAGAGTGTGGCTCTGATAAAGCTAAATTGTACACTAAGTACAAAGAATCAAAGCTTAAACCGTTTCACGCTGATATCGGAGATTACCGGGTTTTCTATTCTCTTCCGGAAGACATTGGAGACCCAGGGTATCCTATCGAAATCGCAGAGTTGAATTCTGAGGTTTCTGAGCCACGCAAAGGTGATATTGTCATTTCAGGAAATAAATCTGTTCCTTGGCGGCCAGGTATTCCTAAATCTTTGATAACAAAAATCATTCGCCCGATCGGCGATAAAATAAGCCTTGAAGAACTTGACCCAGAGTCTTATACAGCAGTTATGGAGTCTTTACAAGATGTTCACGCTTCGGAACGATTTAACGAATTTAGTACATCTCCTGTCACAGGGGTAGTTAAGTGCGAGTGCCAGTGCGGATATTCACATGAAGCGAAGTTATCAAGAGCCATTGATGTGTTAATGAACACGACGAATGCTCAGAGTATTCAATCCATTATGATGACAAAAATATCTTATAAAGGATTAAACTACGCTGACCATAAGGATATCGACGAAATGGATATGATTGAATTCACTATATTTCAGTCAACAATCAAAAAATTAGAGGACCAAAAGAAATGAGTTACGGAATATCGCTAGGCAAGGTTAACTACGCCCTGTTGCTATTTTCTGACCTAAACAGTTTTTCTGAAAATCGGTTAGTTAATTTAACGAGTGCAATACGCCAGATTAACATCAGATATAACATCAAAGGAGAATTCAACGTACTTGTAGATATAAATGCTACTCTGTACAGTGAGTATCTCGCTCCGGATAAATTAAAAGATTATCCTTCTGGGTTAATCACCATCGGTGGTGCTGGTGTTCAAAAAAGAACAAGACTTCTTAGTGTGGTTTCTACTGAACGTATTGTTGACCCACTGACTAAGTTTACCACAGTGCAAATTGAATTTGCACCGTATGAGTACACCCGCTGTCCTAAATTTAGCAGACGAATTGATGGCTCTGTATATGATGTACTGAACCATATGTACGACAGTGTATTCATCGATGCCTATAGCTCATATAAACCATCGATAAACACCGACGGGTTCTCGACGTCTACTAAAATCTATAATCTGCTTCAAAGACAAAGCATCTTAGATTACTGTCATGAACTTCGCAATAACGTTATTTCCGACAATAATTTATCACCTCTTTTTGTGTGGAATACGTTTGGTGAATTAAACGTGTCGGATTTAGACAGTATTATCGAGCAAGAGCCTGTAGACGTTATTCTTAAATCTACTGATGTTCTTAATCAGTTCGCGGCGCAGAATTATACTTTACCCAACGGGAAGCCGTTGTACCATGCTACTTCGTATACATCACAAGTTGATTTTGACGTAGCTAAACATGAATATGCCCAGAACACTATGTTCTTTTTGCCTGATGTAGATTCCGGAAATTTAAACGTACTTAGAAATTTCAGCCATGAAGATATCCTGGCGTATCAAGTTATACCAGCATTTGGTGCTAACAGAGATATTGCTTATCTTCGAGCAGGTGCAGCCAAGGCTATTTCGAGTAACTTCCGAGAAGCTCTGACATCCTCTATGAGTACAATTACGGTTTATTACCCTGATGTTCCTTTTGAACCCGGTGTGATTATTAATCTGAAAGGAACCACTGAAAAGCCGGATGTATCAATTAAATACCTTGTAGTTGAAACAAAAATAGAAACTAACAATAGCACCGGTGTTCAGACAATCACGTTGGTAAAATTAGACACTGTTCTTTCTTTAAAAGAACTGTACTCCGACGGCAACTATCTAAACATGACCCAGAACAAAGGACCACAAAATGAAAAAGCTTGATATCAACAAACTTCGTCCTGAAGTCGAAATCTTTGGTAAAAAATACCGCTTACCTACTTTCATGTCTAAAATTGTAGAGTCTCCTGACCAGGGAATAACCATCCGTGAAATTGTAGATGAAGCTTATCCAGGCATCAAGAAACCTGAATCTGATATGCTTTTCATTCATCTTTTGAAGGACTCTCGATTTAAAGACGGAAAGCCTGTTATCGGTGATACCAACGAAGTTGAAGTACAAGGTGTCAAGTACACAGTATCCCTAGATGATATCGTTAAAGTACAGAAATCAGAAGTTATGTACTCAGGCATCAAATTCGTATTCAAGTATCCTTCCGCATTAGAGTATTATACCTCTGGCTGCGGTAACCAAGGTCAAGTTGCTAGAAAATTCTTTGATTACGCTGAATTTGAAGGTGTGAAATATACTCTTGAAGAAATTGGTGGTGATATCCCGATGGCTGTAGCTGAGAACAGTCAAGAACTAATGGGTGATATTCGTCTGAATTTAAAAGATGGAAATTACGTTACTGGGTATGAAAAGATTTCTGAACTACTTCTGACCAAAAAAATCTGAATTGGGCCGAAAGGCCCTTTTCTTTATCTAAAAATTTACAAAGTATGATTTTTGTAAATATAAATACAACTGTAATTATACCAAAGGAAAACCTAATGACAAAGATTAACTACGACAGCATTCCAAGTATTCTTGTGTCTGGAGTTAAGTTATACAACTCACGAGAAGTATACAACTATCTCGAGATGTTCGCGGATGTGTTCAGCCAAGAAGTTATCCAAGGAGCTGCAACATACTTTAGCACTCGTGCACAAAGCAACTTGGTTTCTAAAGAGCAAATTGAAGAAGCTCTTACTTGGAGCAATGTTCTTAAAGAAATGGAACAGGAAAAGAAAAATCGCTTACTGAAAATTGAACAAGCACGCAAAGACGAACTTATGAAATTCTCTGAGTCTCTCATAGGAATTCATATCCCAGAGATTAACGCCACGTTCACTCTTCCGATTGATTATTCTTCACTGACTAAAGAAACACTGTCTACTATCGGCACTGGAAAACCAACTTTCCCTGTCGGGTATTTGAGACATCTTCTTGAGCAGCCTGAAGTAGAGTCAGAATTCACTCTTTGGGGTGGCACACGAATTTATATGCAGGGTGCATTGAATTTTATTCCGGAAGTAAAATATGTAATTGCATCTAAGGTTAATGAAGCTATTCTTGATGCCTCTAAAGCTTATATCAGTAAACTTAATACGATTGCACCTCGATAAGGAAACTTATGGACCTTTCATTAGACACTATTAGAAACCAGATTATAAAACTTCATGAGGCAGAACGTAGTATCCCGGCTGTGCTGGTGTCAGGTCCTCCTGGAGTAGGAAAGACCTACACCGGAAAAGAATTTAGAAAAATTCTTAAGGCCCGGTGCAAATACGTCGCATGCAGTACAATCAATAAAGATATCATTACTGAAATCGAAGAATTCTGCAGAACAGCATCTTCTAACTTGAACTGGTTACTTGATGAAACCCAGTATGACATGGTTCATCTTGATGAAATAGACCAGTTCGGTGCTAACGGTGAAAAGCTACGTGAAGTCATGAACCAGTACTCAGATACGGTGTTTTTCTATGCTACGACTAATTATCCAGAAAAAATTCCGCAGGGCCTGAAAGACAGATTTATCCATGCTAAATTATCTGATACTGAATCCGTCCGTCAGAAAAAATTAACTGAGAGGTTGTTCAGTGTGTAATATCCTAGAAGTACTACATTCAACAAATTTTAACGTCTTAGAGACCTCTAAGGTCTCTGGATGTTCTCGTTACTATATACTTAAGCAGTATAATAAAGAAATTAAAGCCCATAAAGAAAAACAAAGAGTACTAGAAGAGCTGTTAACTTCTTTAAAAACCAAATCACTTGACCAGATTAAAGAATTGAGGAAAATTATTAATGAAATTTAATCATCGCTCTAAAATTGATTTGATGCTTAAAATCAAAACAGTAGAAACCCATGAGGTTCTTCCACTGATGGGAGCCCAAGATATATCAGATGTTAGAAAGGTAGTAAAGCACTGTTGCAAAACTCCACTGAAGAAACTACGACACTCTGAAGTTGAACACATTTATCTAGAGCTGTTATCAGACATTCTGAAAAATAACGGGATTAACTCCAGGGTCTGGTACACGCCAGGTAAAGACGTCATTACTAAAGAGTACCGTTTCAAAGAACCACCAGAGTACAAAGACCTAGTAGACCTTATTCTATGCTTTGAGTATTACAACCCAAAAACAGAAACGTACCATAAAAACTCACATATGACTATTACAAGTGCTCAAAAAGATAAATATCTCAAAGCACTGAAAGAAGATAAGCTTGTAGGTCATAGCAATATAATGGTTGATGGCGTTCCTATGAAAAAATCTGCTTTCATTGACTTCTTTACTAAATGGAGAAACCAATGATTAAACAATTTAAAAACGGGTATGAGTATTCCGACTTATCTCCAGACATGAGTATGTCGTGGGATAAAGATGTCGGAGTAGTTAAAGGCTCGCAGGCTGTTAAAAATTCTATTATCGGAATTCTTTCTACCCGTCAAGGCTCACGTCCGTTCGACCCAGATTTCGGGTGTAATTTAACCGAAGAGTTATTTGAAAACATGACGATACTTACTTCTGATGTTATCAGTACAGAAATTGTCCGAGCCATTAAAGCATATGAACCTCGTGTAGAAAAAGAGTCGTTACGAGTTATTGTGACTCCGTTGTATGACCAAAACGCTGTAGAAGCAACTGTTGTTTTTAAGGTAATTTCGGCTACAGAATATTACGAACAACTGACAGTTAGATTAGGAAAGGATAATGATTACGAGTTTTGAACAATTTAGTGCACTGGTTTCAGATGCACTTATTAAAAAATACGGTGTGAACAGCTTTAGTGATACTGCATTTGAGCGTATTATCGAGTTCGCTGCTGATACTGAAATTAGAAGTGCTATTCTAGAATCCCTGGATGAACCTGGTTTAATCGAAGCGTGTGTTGAATATAATATTGAAGACACCCCATTCGCGCTCTTAGAATTCGATACAGAGCTACTAGAGGCATCCTTAAACTTCTTATACGGAGCTCCTGAACGTAAGTATCGTAAAGATAAAAACGGTAAGATTATTACAGGAATGAATAAAGAAGCCAACCGTTATACCGGCTCTAAGAAAGAACGTGACCGCAAGAAAGCTAAAGCTTACTACGACCGTCCAGGAAATCGTGAAAAGCAGAATGCCCGGATGCGTAAACGTTACCGTGCACTTGCTAATGATAAGGCCTCTAAACAATCGCAGAAAGACCGTGATGAAGCTGAACGCTCAGGTAAAGATTTATCTACCGTAGTAAAACAGCGTAAAGCTGCTGCTCGTGCTAAACGTGCTGAACATCGCCGTAAAAACCAAGATGCTATCAATGCTCGCGCAGCTCATACTCGTTCTAAGAATGAAGAAAAGAATAAAGCGCGTGCAGAAGAACGTCGCCGTAAACGCCAGTCGGAGAAAAAGAAATGAAAGTAAAGGTTATTGACAAATCGATAGAAGATATTCGTAAGATGGGCGTTCCTATTTCTGCCGGCACAGGTAATGAGACTAAATCTAATTCAACGGTTCAGCTTTCTTATCCTGCCGGTGCTGCCGCTGCGATGGCCCGTGATATTCCTAATATGCAGGGAGTTAATAACGGCTTAATTCTTTCTGTGTTTAAATTCAACAACGGGACCTACCAGAACCTTAGAGGTATACAAAACAAGCACGCGGTTTCATTTGGTTCTGTTGGCATTGGTAAAGCAAATAACGTAGTTCAGTCCGGCTCGATGGCAACAATTTTAATGCCGCAGGTTGGTTATGACCGTTCACTGAATAACAAATTCAATGATAACCGAATTTCTAAGTGGGAACGCGGTAACAACTCTCTGCTTGGAATGATTGGCCCTGTTGCTTCTGATATCGTCTCTGGTATGATGGAGAGAGTTACTGGAGGAATTAATGCTGATAACAACGAGCAGATTTCTACCGCCGGCCGAAGCACTTATGCAGGTACAGACCAACGTACATTTACATTTACCTGGGATATTGTTCCTAAGAATGCTGATGATTTGATTGCATTGGCTCAGATTTATCACGTACTGATGTACTTCGCCGTAGGCATCACCCGCAAAGGAATGAAAGTAACAGAAGATATCACTAACATTATCCAGGGTCTCCAAGAAAAAGGAGCAGAAGTTGTTAAGAACGGCCTTGGTGGTAAAGAGGTTAAAACTAATAACACTATCGCCACTTCATTGATTTCAGAAATTCTTAATAACACTATCACTGTTAGTAATCCTTATTACTGGAATATACGAAAGTATGATTCCCAAGGTGCAGACCTTTTAGCAGAAAGTTATGCTCCGTGCCAAATCCAGAATATTACTTTGTCTGACCCATCAGGTCCTTTGAACGGGTTTTATCTTGCACCGAGTATGTCCAGTAAGTATACTTTAAGTGTCACATTCCGTGAACTAATCGCATTAACACATGGTGGTATCTAATGACCTTTGATATGATAGATTACCTCTCTGCTAACTCAGGAGATTTTAATCGTAAAAACCTGGTCTCAATATTTTTCTCTGCCGGGCCAGGGAACAGAGCAATGAGTTATCTTGGCTCTGCTGTTACTGATATGCTATCAGGAACACCTATTGCGCAGATGGTTGAAGACCTTAATATTGACCTTGACGGGCTAGGAAAAATTGGTGACACTTGGCTAAATCAACAACTAAGTAGATGGGGCTCAACTGAAGGAAATCAGGTTCTTGCTGTTCTTAATAACAGAGTAGTCGATTCTTTCTTGGGCGAGCTTTCGGTTGGTAATGAAGTACTGAGGTATTTCCAAAGTATTCCTACACAGGAGTACACACTACGCAGTGTTAAACTTCCTCCGAGTAGTTATACTCATAACTATATCTACGGGAATGCTCCTGGCGCTGCTCATGAAATCGGACGCAGAAATCTTGGTTATGTTACTGTAACATTTAACTACTCAGCTGCTCGAGATAACTATGCTGTCTGGAAAAGTTATGTTGATATGATTAAATCCCAGGATACCAATCTTCAACACTTCACAGATGATATGGTGTGTAATATTACTGTAGTAGAGCATGCAAGAAACGGAATGCCAACTAAGGTACATTCTATTTCTGGTGCTATTCCTCACGATGTATCTGAAATGACGTATGATTATGAAAGCAATAATGAAATTCAAACATTTGATGTCACATTTGCTTATATCACTCATCATGTAGGTAGTACACCTGAAGATGCACTCAAAGAATGGGCTGAGAACATCGTGGCAGCCGGTGCCGGAATGTTAGGTGCTTCGGTAGATGGATTGATAGGGTCGGCCCGAGGTGTCCCAGGCCGACGTGGTGGACTTGCCACTACTACTTCAGTTACAAGATTACTTGGTCCTAAATAATTACCAAGAAACAGTTGCGTTGTTGAACCGGCTCGGAATGAAGTTATTCTGAGTCGTGTTGACATTACTGACGGCAGTATTGACATTAACAGGAGATGGTTCAGATTTATTCTCAGCAGCTGGAATAGCTACCGGTTGCATTACTACATCAGGTTCAGACATCTTCGGAGTTTTTAACGACCCGGTCAGTGTCTTATCCTTTTCAGCCTGGTCCCATTTCTTCTGGTTCTCTGTGACAGTTTTAAGCTTAGTTTCTGCCTCAGAAATAGACTTATCTAACGTCTCGGAGAAATAATCACGAACTTCTTGTGGTGCATTCTCTAGTTCAGCCTTCTGTTGCTTTAACGATTCGATATTATTCTGAATCATCTTAGCTGTACCTTGTGAACGAGAATCATCGGATGCGTACTCGGAAGAACGGTCAAGTTTACCTTGTGCTGCTTCTACATCCATTATTTTCATCTGCCACTCCGGAGAGAGCTTAGATAACTGAGTTGCTCGTTCTTTCTCTTCAGCATATGCTTTCTTATATGCTTCATTTTCCTTGAAATTCCCAGTCCACATAGAAACTTCTAGACCTGAATTCGGGTCTTGCTCCATACGCTTTTTCAGACGTGTTTTGATTTGGTCTTCGTTGTTTCCGTCAGCACGATACTTCGCAAGTCTGTCTTTTTCACCAGCAGATAAAGCAAATCCTGCCGCAAGTTTATCCTCGGAGTTCTGTATCTTCATCTGGTCAGCAGCATCACCTAATCCAGGAATACTTCCCATCAGAGCAGCAAAGGCATCTTTAATCATGAACATGATTAACTTAAATCCCTCTTGTGTCTGACGCATGAGACCTTCAACCCACGTCCCGTCCTTTAGGTCCTGGAACATATATGCTATATTCTCGAGCATAGTCTTGAACAGAGAGTTATTCCAGACAGCCATCACGGCATCTTTGACGCCCTGGACAACATCAGTCAGCGTGTTCTTAATCCACTCGAATGCTTCTTTAATCTGGTCTCCGTACTTCGCCCAGATAACCTGTGCTATCGTTGCGAATGTATCAAACGCTAACACTCCAGCGGTCAACAGTGCAAGCATCTTGACAGCGTCTAAAGTCATCTGGAACAGGATACGTGATACAGAACCTGCTAATCCAGTGATACCTGAATTCATTTTCTTGAGCTGGTCAACGATACCCTCAAGGATACTTGACTTACCCTTTTCTTTGTTATCTTCGTTCTGTGGCAGAACTTTCTCAGGCTCCGGTTTCTCGAATTCAGGAACCTGGATAATCGGAGGAGGCAGAACTGCAGGTAAAGAAACTGGCCCTGAAATCGGAGCGAAGTCATCTAGGTCTTGCTGAGTTTCTTGCATCTCCGGAACAGTATTCTTCTGGATTTGTTCAAGAATTTTCTGTTGCTGCTCACGTTGCTCAAGTGATAACTCTTCAGCTGCAGAGATATCACCGAGAGTTTTATTTCCGCGTTCGGTAGCTTCTGCCTGGATTTCTTGATTCAGAATAATCTCTGGTTGCTGGTTCTGCTCAAGAACCCGGTTCAGTGTGTTGTCTAAATTTTGTACTCCTTCAACGATATCACTCTGAGAATCAGAGATATCCTTTAGTGGAGCAACAGCCTTCGAGGCCTGTGTTTTTTCATCGATGACTTTACGACGCATCGTAGTCATCTGGGTTGATTTAGCCATATGGTTCTCCTTTATGAGTATTTATTAAGATTGGGCTTTAAAGAAGAGTACTAAAAAGTAGACTCAGCTGAATAAATAATTCTATACAGACAAGAATCAGAATAAATTATTCCGGTGACAATATGACACTAAAAGAACAAACTAAAAAATTCGTTGTTGGTAGAATTCTTTCTGAATTACTCAAGAACGGATTTAATGTAAGAGAGACCCAGAAAAAACTGTCGGTATCAAAGGCTAACTTCTATAAGATACTCGCTGACTCAGGTATCACTGCTCGACATCTAAAACAGTATCGTATGGATGCTTCTTCTAGAGCAGATATCATTAAGGTAGCGTTATCTTCTTATATTCCTGAATACGCCTTTAAAGATATCAAACACCTTGAGAATGTAGCAATCGCGCTGATGTGTCTGAATGCACCAGAAACAGCTCTGGTGAATATCAAACCACAGTTAATAGAAAACCGTATCACTCGAGCTCTAGATGACCAGATTGTCCTGGATGTCATCAATGGAGTACATACTAACCCAGACCTAGGAGAATTACAATGGCACTGAAAGACCGTATCGCACTGGAAACTATTCCTAAGGCCGAGAAGGTAATCCCACAGAACAAACACCTGATTGATGAAGCTCTAGAAGACCTTGGATTAAAATCCACAGAAATAGTTAAGACGCGTCAGCGAGTAGCATCACGTATCGCTCAGCAGTTAACCGAAGAAGATGCTGTACTTCGTCTACAGACTGCACACCGGCTGAAGGAACTCGAAGCCGCAGAGAGTATCAAAGACCGCATTCTTGCTATCCGTGATATGCGTCGGAGTATGATTAAACGCCAAGAACAGTATGACGAAGTTATGCTGCGACGAGCAATCGAAGCTGGGTACCTCGATACTGCGATTAAACGCCAGTTCTTACTTGAAGATACCACAGAGAACCTCGCAGCAGAGAATGCACGGCTGAAGGCTGAGTTAATCATGGCCAAACGCAGAACACGTATAGAAGAACTCCAGAAGGAAAAAGAAGATGTTCCAGAATGAATTAAACTATGAAATTCCAGAGGATGACGGGTACTTCGCCGAGAAAGAAGTGAAGGTTATCCACGAATACATCGAGATGGATACTCGTACGCCAGAGGAAAAGAAAGCCCAGAATGAAGTACTCCAACGGGCAGCTAACTTCAATCCAGTAGCTAACAGTAAGAAACTAGGTTCTACCGATGAAACCATCAGGGCGTACAAGAAAGAACAGAAAAAGAAAGCACGTGTCCGCGAGATGGTTAATGCCGAAACTGACCAACTGTTCAAAGAGGCAGGACTGCGTGATGATGCTTCATTGGGAATGTATAGTATACCTGAAATGATGGACACCATCTGCCACGAAAGTATCTCGGTAGACGATGAACCACTTGTCATGATGATGGCAGCATCTGGAGTATCATTCAATGACATCAGTAACCAGTTGAACCTGGGTATCACCGCTGAGCTGAAAACCCAGGAACAACTAGACGCTGAGTATTCAGATACTAAAGACAGCGAACAGGATTAAACTCTTCATCTAGTACCCACCTCTCACCGGTGTTATGGTTGATTAGCACCGGATTTCCATTCCCTTCTGGACAGGTATAGATTATCTCGCAGTTTCTGTACTTAGGCCACACTTCATCCGACAGATAAACAGTACACTGTGGTGTATCTAAGTCATTAGGATTAATGTCTCCAACAGCAACATTTAATCTTAACGGTATAGCTTTGAAACCCGTATCATTAAAGAGTACTTGTACTACCACAGGGACGCCGAACCGTGTGTCGTTGATTGCGAAAGCAGAGTTATAAGGCATAACGTCTAGTGCCCAGATTCCAGAGTTAACTTCAAAGAAAACAGGTGACTTAAAGTGTTCTGACATTGACTGTAGAAGGCTTTCATTCTTGTAGAACACTGCTACGGTCATTGGAAAAAAGTAAGTTGTGCCTAACGAAGTGATTACTCTTGACGCTACATGCACACCGTTTCTAAACAGCTGTGTTTCATGACGATTGTGTGATTTAATTACCTTTTCAACTATTACTGACTGGTTATCCATCAAGATGTCTTCAAAACGGGCTTTATCAACGTTCATTGTTACTCCTAGTTGGATTACTGGTTAGTCACTAAGGGTATAGTATCATGTGCTTTAACCAAAGTAAACTAAAAGATACCAGTGATAAGGCTTCTCTATCGTCAGGTACTCGTAAGCTTTGGTAACATCTAAAAAGGGCCGCGAGGCCCTTTGCTGTTTGTAGTTAGTTAAACTTCTTCAGAACAATAGAGATGTCTTCGTCAGCTGGATAACACGTTCCGGCAGAGTTCATCCAGAAACTACCCGGACCGATAACCTTGAAGAAGCCATGAACTTGCTCGGCGTACATCAGAGTATATCCATGATACATCTTGTACTGGGTGTATTCTGGTTCCGAGACATCGATAGTAATAGTATTAGTTTCTTCATTGTAACTATTACTATCGCCGAAACATAGATTAATTTCAGCTTGTTCGTAGCATCCGTCGGATTCAATGATTACCATCGGGACTACTTCAGGTGTGTACATCCCGTAATCACTGTTCTCAAAGGTCTGACCAAGAATGTTGTTCATAGTATCGATGATTACACTGTTAGCGTTCATAATATCTCCAGTTTAGTTTGAATTGACACTTCGAGGGTCATTATAGCATGAACTAAAGCAGATGTAAACTGGAGATTTAGAAACCACCTTGAAGGTATATCAGAAGTATATCAGACCTTCAAAAGTATATCAGAAGTATATCACGCACCGAGAATGTATATCAAAGTACTTGGAAAGTATATCATCAAAAACTGAGAGGTACACATCAAAAAGTAGCCATAAGTTATTAGAACATATACACTTTTAAAAACTGCTTCAGAAGTATATCATAGCACCTGTGGAATGTATATCAAAAGTATATAACTTTCGAGGAGGAACTGTATATGCATCAATAACTTAGGGGCCTATAATATAATTATAATTAAATCTAAATACATTCAGTTTGAATGTAGGCTTTAGCCTTACCATAAATGATAAGACTAAACCCTTTAGAAGAAGACCGGTGCCGAGCAAGCTCGGATACCAACCAGTACAGACAAAACAATTACGGGCTGAAGCCCTTTGCTGTATCTGATTAAACTAGAGTATACGGATTTACTGGTAAAGATATCAAATGCTCATCTGTTAAAGACACATTTACCGGATTTGAACTAGTGATAATCAGTGTGCCAGGAGTCCCGGATAGTTTACAAGAATAGAATTTTTGTCCGTACTTGATATAGAACTTTTCTTTTCGATACAAAGATATCTTAGCTTTACCGAACATCATTGAGCCATCGCTAAGTTTAGTAAAATAAGGCTTATCTTTAAATTGAATGGTACAAACAGGATGATATGTTACGAGATTAATTTTGATTTGAATTTCCATAAAAGCTCTTTAACGAATGTAAGTGGAATGCACAACCAATCAGGATATCAGATTATCAGAGGAACAGTCGGAAATCCAGTTATCCAGAAATCCAGAAAATCAGGGCATCCAGTCTGGTTGGTACAAGTTGGGCCTTCGGCCCTTTAGAAACTAGTTGGTACAAGATTGCGAGCTTGCTCGCTGCCGAAGGCAATCAGTAACTAGTTAGTACTAGTTTTAAAGACCAGAATTGATTGGTACAGACTAATAAAGATTGATACTAGTTAATTCTAGTTAATTCTAGTTAATTCTAGTTAGTACTAGTTTTAAAGACCAGAATTAATCTTTATAGAAGCTAGATTGATACTAGTTTGGTACTATTAATTCTAGTTGGTACTAGTTTTAAAGACCAGGATAATTGCGGCTGTGGGCTTCAGCCCCAGACGCTCTATTTCTTTTTCTAAGTTCTATATCTAGTTCTAAGTTCTGCATGGCCTTTTTGTATACCTGGTAATACCTAGAGGCCAACCCTTGAGTATGTGTGAGTATGCCTTGAGTATGCCTTGAGTATGATTGAGTATGCCTTGAGTATGCCTTGAGTATGCCTTGAGTATGATTTAGTATACTTTATGACCAATCGTACTCAAGAGAACTCTAGATTAACTCATATCATACTCAAAGAACATTCCCTTGAGTATGATTTAGTATACTTTATGACCAAAATCATACTCAAGAGTTAAAAATCATACTCAAAGAACATTCCTTGAGTATGCCTTGAGTATGCCCTAATCTTTAAGCCATGCTTATAAATATAATTAGAATATAATTGTAGTATTTTTAAAGCCAGATAGCGTAAAGCTGTTTGGCTTTTTTGTCTTTAGGTGTATCAGACAACTCGTAGCCTTCAGCTGGTGCATCATCATTAATAATCCACACACTATCTTCAGCAATCAGTTTAGAAGCCAGTTCAGTGTGTTTCTTAACCCATGCCTTTGGTGATACATAACTATCACTTTCAGTATTGATAAAAGTCTTCTTAAAATCCAACCAATGTTCTTTATTAACAACTACACCTTTGACATCATCGCCAACAGCAATAACTCTAGTTTTAGGTGTTAATTCAAACGGAACATATCCGTTAACCAGATTAATCTTACTAGTCAAAATCGGTTTTAAAGCATTTAAATCAATATCGTTTTTCTTACAGTGTGATACTGTGTTATTCAAGTTAATAGCTACTTCATCAATTCCAGATTCTCTGAATTTGCCTTCATAGACTGCATCTCGTTCCATGACATATGAACGGAATACTCCAGCTTTATTGACGTATGATTTTTCTTGAATACGGCGAGTAGTGAATTTCTCAATTTTAGTACGAGGTTTATCATCTTTCTTAAAGATTAATTCTAACTGAGAATCTTTGCTTTCAGGAATCTCGCGTATAATATAAAAGAACCTTGATTCTTGCTCATAGTAAAAGAAGTAGTTTCCGTCTTCGCAGTTACGAGAAATAATCTGGCGCAGACGTTTTCTTTCGTTCCAATCAACCTGAAGATTTGTGATATCAGCGCAAATCTTTTCTTTAGTACCTTCAAATCGTACTGCATACTCGATTTTGATTTCAGCAGCATTAAGATATAAAGAGTGCACTAGTTTTCCGCCTCTGTCTTCATTCATGTGCTCTTTAATACTAATGTGCTTGTTGGTGTTGATAGTGTAACTCATGGTATTCCCTTAACCGACGATAGTGGTAACTTTTTTATCTTTTAATCCGTACTCATTCATACGTCTCCAGAAGGTCTGTCTTGACATTCCGAGGTTTTTAAGAAATTCTTTCTTGCCATCAGCAGAAAGATTGTAGTACTTGTTAGCGAGATTTACGAATGTTTGTCTTGACGTTGTTATACGTTTCATTTGTTACCTTTGTTTCAATCAATTTGAAGTTAAATTAAAAGAGAGCCAAGGCTCTCTTTGATAATCGTATTTATAACCGAATTCTTAAAGCATATTAGTTATCAGTTATTTTCTAATTCTATTTAATAAAACTAACTTTATTATTACCATACAACGATTTCGCCTGAGGCTATTTTCCTGAATACTCGTACAGTGTGAACATAATCTTTATCTTCGAATCCGTGCTGGACGGCGAGCTTCCTGAACTTCTTGTACCCGACAGAAGAATTCACCCATAGTTCATACAGGTCCCTGTCGTACACTCTAGGCACTCTAGGCACTCTATCGACAAAGGATAATGATATCCGTTCTGCGTGTAGTTTCTTGGCCTCCGGGGACATTCTAGATATCCCCTCTGAAATAGCTGTTCGGTGATACTCGGTTCTTTTATAGCTTTTCATTGAATGCTAGTCAGATATTTCTTCGAAGACAGGGCCTTTTTTTATTCTACATCGACGATTTCAGCATCTTTAAGTTTCTGTACTTCAGCGACGATACTGTCATAAGAAACTTCTTCACCTTCGATACCCAGTGCTTTGACTACACCCTGTAGGCATTCTACAAGTTGTTTAATCTCTGCATCACGTGCCTGAACCGCTTCAGACAGGTCGAAGATACGAATTTTCATTGAATCAATTACTTGTTGTGCTTGTACTTCTTGAGACATTTTTTCTTCCTTTTAAGAATTGTTAAGAGTATTTAATCCACTGTCCGTCATAGAACCAGAACGTGCCGGTGTATTTTATAGCAATAAGCTCATTTTCAAACACAAATGCTTTAACTGAACTAGATTTACGACCATTCAGAAGACCGTTATTTTTAACACCGGCTTCAGAGGTCTTCTTGAATAATTCTTTTGTCCCACCGGAATAGACCTCACACTTGTATTCTTTACCTTTGACTACAAGAACATTGCCTTTTATGTCATAATCCGGATGAAGACTATTAGCTCGGATGATTTCATCCTGTTTTTCTGCTAGCGCTTCATACGCAGTATCAAGGTCTTTCCAGAGGCCTAAGACATCCATTTTAACTACATCTTTCCAGTGTACTTCCTGGAAGCCATCTTTAGTAAGAGCAATCATTAGTCCCTCCGCAGAGCATTTAATCGGTGTGCTTCTTCCGGTAGATGAATCTTAATGAATTGACGTTGAGCCATGTTGTAGTAGCCACGTTGCTCGCACTGACGAATCATGGTGTACGCAGCTTCTTTGTTACGTTCTGCTTCAGCAGCTTTGATTTTAGCTTCTTTCTTGGTCATAGGTTCCTCCTAGATTAATAATAGTATTTAATCCGTCTGGAAGCCGAGAGGTATCTGAGATTGTTCACCAGTGACACTCAGTGGGCTTTTCTCGACGAGGTAATAGGTATACTCATCCGAAAAACTGAGGTCCCTAGAATGCATCTGAGGGGCTAGAAACTAAAAAAGGAGACCGAAGTCTCCTTATATGCTTTACGGGTGCTATGGTATAATGGTTCTAGTCCTTTCAGTTACAATCAAATACCTTCTGGTCAGTAACAATCTGGATACTAGAAATAGACAGGAATAGTTTAACGCCAGGTGCTTTGAATGTATCAAGCCTAATGAAATCCATTTCACCGTTGTACACAGAAGAATTGAGTTTATTGTTCTTCATATCCCATTGAATTCGTTCCTTCGAGACACTCTTCACACGATTTCCATCCATCAAAGAAACATCACAGAGATAATCACCCTTTGAGTAAAACGCTTCGCGTCGAGCTTGCTCGATAGAGATACTTTCATACATCTTCTCACGAGCCTGTTCAAACACAGACGCAGGGATATCACGTGTTTGCTCTGAGATAGTTGCAGCGTGTGT